CACCGAGGCTGCTCACCTCCAAGGCGTCAACGTGTCCAAGCTGATCAAAGCCATCAACCTGGGCGAGGTCATGCAGGCCGGGGTCAAGGAAGCTCTCAAGCCCTCAGGCTTCAAGGATCGCGAGAAGATCCTCCAGTCGGCAGGCCTCTACCCCGCGCCGGCCGGAACCAACATCAGCGTTACGTCCACCGCCCAGGCGGGCGCCCAACTTAAACAATCCCTGGCGGCGGCGGACGGCCTGGACGAGTTCGAGCGAGACACGCTGGAGTCCACCGAGTTCCTGCGAGGGATCGAAGGGCCGTTGACCTCGCCTGCGCAGTTCGCCGCTGTGCTACCAGTCAAGCCTGTGCCTGCCGAGCCTGTCGAGCCTGCAGAACCATGACCTCCACTAACCAAGGCCTTCAACTCCTATCCCAAGGCCACATCACCGAAGCCGTCGACCTCCTCCGCACCGTGGCCTGGCAGGACCCCACCTACGCCTCCTATCTCAACCTCGCCGTCGCCCTTCGCCACGCTGGACACTTCGACGATGCCTTGGAATACCTCCTAAAGTGCGTCAAGCTGGACGATCTATCCTTCAACGCCTGGCTGGCCTTTGCCAACGTCTATACCGACATGGGAGAGTGGACCGAGGCCTTAGCAGGCTACGAAGCCGCTTTCTTCCGGGTCAGCAAGCCCGGCACTCCCGTCGTCCACATCAAACAAGTGGCGATCGGCTATGCGCAAGCTCTCCTCCGCGATCGCCAGTTCTCCGCAGGATGGCCCCTATTCGAGCTAGGCCGCTTTGAGCGCTCCTACTGGGCTCTCCCGGGTACCAAACGATGGCTGGGCGAGCCCTGTGGCTCCCTGCTCGTCTGCTGCGAGGGAGGCTATGGCGATGCCTTCCTGTTCGCGCGCTGGCTTCCTCAACTCCACACCCGCGCTAAACACGTCAAGCTCATGATCTGGGAGCGCTTGATCAACTTCCGTGACTGGCAAGCCCTGGGCGTGGACGAGGTGCTCTCCAGCTCCAAGCCCATCGACCCTAAGGGCATCGACGCAACCACGAGCTGGATGTCGCTACCCGGCATCTTTGGCGTCAAGTCGGTGGCCGATATTCCCAAAGATTCCCCGGTTTTCCCCGCATCTCCCCGCATTTCCCCCGCATCTCCCCGCATCGGCTTCTGCTGGCGCGCCGAAGAAAACTCCACCCTGCGCAAGGTCCGATCACTCCCCGTGGAAGATACCGAGGTCCTCGCCCACATCCTCAGCGAACAGGGTGAAGTAATCTCACTCTGTCCCTTTGGCAAGTCGCTCTACCGCGCCGAGACTGAACTCTGGCCAACTAACATAACCCAGAACGAGTCACTCCTTGACGGTTGGCAGACTACCGCCGCAACCATTCGCTCCTGCAAGTTCGTAGTGACTGTGGACACCGCCATCGCTCACCTCGCCGGACTATGTGGAGTCCCGACCTTGCTCCTGCTTCCTTGCTCCTCGGACTGGAAGTGGGGCACTGCGGTGAACACTCCTACCGATCCTTGGTACGGCCCGCACGTCCACTACTTTCGCAATCCAGACCCGTTGAAGTGGAACGTGGAAGCGGTCATGGAGGCTATATGTCAAACAGCATTTCAATAGATACTCGTCCTTTTCCTTACCTGGTGATACCTTTGAAGTGCCCACTTTGTAACTGTGTGCTACGCTCCGATTTCACTAAAGGATTTGGTGAGGTACACGTGCACAAGTTTTTGGCAGTGGGCACGGAAGGCTGTGCGAATGAAGGGCGCAAATTTGTTGTAGGGCATGATTTGCAAGTGCGTGAACTCTTATGAGAGGCAGACCGCCGTGCATTCATTGCGGTTACATCATCGGGCACGCCAAGTGGTGTAAGGCTAAAAAACATGGGCGTCATTAAAGGCTATCTATACCGCGTTGTTATGAAGATAGCGCACCGATTTCATTGGCATTACGCGCCGCCGATTTATCCTGACGGAGACATGCAACTTTGGTGCAAGTGGTGTGGATTACGCTATACACGCAGGTGCGTCTCACGACCTTCGGATAACACTTACGACAAAATGGGCAATGCTGAGTTTGAAACGTTGCCGCAGGAGATGAAGACAGGCCTATAACGTGTACCATCCGGACATCATCCAGGCCAACGTCGATCGCTATCAGGCCCGCCTCAACCTCAAGGCCCGCCAGTCTCGCGACCCTGAACTCGAACGCCTGGACCTGCAATACCACTCGCTCATCGAGGTCAATCAAGCCCGCTCTTACTTCCGCGAACGCGAGCAGAAGCATCAGTACGCCCTCGAAACCGATCCCAAGACTCCTCCCATAACTTGGGACCTTCAAGAAAAGCGCTGGATTCGCAATGAACGCATCATGTGCCGCCTCGACTTCCAGTACTTCGCTACACGCTACGCCTTCATTCGCTCTGATGATGGCCGTTTGCTCTTGTTCAGCCCGAATATCGCGCAGAGGATCATCCACACGATGCGCGCCGAGAACGAACTCAAGCAGATCGCCATTGCCAACATCGACCTCAAGGCCCGGCAACTAGGCGTCTCGACCGACACCGAGATCTGCGTCCAGCATCGCGCCCAGTTCTACTCGCACACTAACGCCGTCGTGGCCAGCAGCGACCCAGACAAATCCACCAAGATGGCCGGCATGATGGAGCGTGTCCTCGATAATCAACCCACCTACCTCCGCCCCAAGACCCGTCAGGTCCAGGGTGAGCTGATCGAGTTTCCTCTCCAGCACTCCTTCATCTCGATCCAGCATGGTACGCAATTCACCGGCATCTCCCGAGGTGACACGCCCACAGTCGCCCACTTGAGCGAACTCTGCGACTTCGACAATCCTGAGGACCTGGTGGACGCCTCGCTCATGCGTGCCATGCACGACTCCCCGTGGATGTTTCTGGTCCTCGAATCCACCGCGCAAGGCCGCCGCAACTGGTGGCACAAGTCCTGGGAGCATGCCAAGGCGAACTGGTCCTCAGGCCGCAGTCGTCTCCGCCCGATCTTCCTGCCGTGGTTCGTCGGCTCAGATCTATACCCAACCGACACTTGGCTCCGCGCCCGCCCCATTCCCTTGGACTGGAAGCCCGCCTCGACTACCATTGCCCACGCCGAGCGCGCGCGCAACTACGTTCGCTCGAACAAGCTCCTCACTCAGTTCCTGGGCGCCGATTGGGCCATGCCCTACACGCAAATGTGGTTCTACGAGGTAGAGAGAGCGGAGCACCTAGCCAAGAACGAGCTGAACAAATTTCTACAGGAGATGCCCGCCGATGACCTCGAAGCGTTCCAATCTACCGCGATCTCTGTATTCGATACGGACACTATCTCTTGGTACCGAGACGAAGCCGGAAGAAGGACTCCTCTTGGTGTCTATACAATCCTCGGTGATGACATTCCAGATCGACTGCGTATCCCCGAGCGACAATGGGACCAGGATAGACCTTCTTTTACGGTTAAGGCTAACTGGTCCCCCGGGCAAACCTACGAGTACACCTTCCAGCCAATCCAGTGGGACGGCTACTCGACCGACGACGGCCTCGGCAAAGTCTACATCTACGAGCACCCGCAGGACTACGAGAACTACGGGTTCGGCGTCGATACGTCGGACGGGCTCGGCCAGGACCGCTCGGTAGTCTTCGGCCTGCGCAAAGGCGATCTTCACCGTAACGATTTCCAGTGCGTAGAGTACGCCAATCCCTATATTAACGCCTTCGATCTCTGGCCGATCTGCATGGCCCTCGGCACCTATTACTCGGTCAAAAAGGACGGCATGCTTCACCAGCCCCGCATGGCGATCGAGTGCAAGGGCAACGGGGAGGCCACCCAGAACGAGCTGCGCAAACGTGGCTGGACCAACTTCCACATGTGGGTCCGGTACGACACCAAGCGCATTCGCAAGGGCAACGCCAACAAACTCGGCATCTTCACCAACTACTGGTTCCGTACTATGATGATGGACTGGATCATCAAGTTCCTGCGCGATGGCTGGCTTGACATCTGCTCGCCGTGGTTCGTGGTTGAGATGGAGGACTTAGAACGCGGCGAAGAAGTCCAGGAACTCAAGGCGACCTACGGCGGGCACGACGACCGGATTATGGCGTGCGGGATGGTCCTGCTCTCGCTCTACGACACCGAGATCCGTACCGGAGGCAAGTCGCCCGGCGTCCAGCGAGTCCTCCTAGCTAAGCAAGGCGAGAAGTATTATCCAACCTACGATGAACAGACTACCTGGCAGACTCATGACAAGCCCATGGTCAACTCGCCTATGGAAGCCTATCTGATGGCGCCTAACGACAAGGCTTGGGCCAAAGGAGACCCGAGGAGTTATTTGTTTGGCGGGCGGCCCGAACCTGAGGCACAATTTAGTGAATATGATCTGTAGCGAGTGCGGCCATGAACTCCAAATCGGCGACTACCCCTTCTGCCCTCACGGCTCTATCTACCCCGGCCACGCGCAGCGATTTGATCCGATCGTTGTGCACGTTTCGTGTGAAGGAGACGGCGGGTATCGCTTCCCTGCTGCAGTCGATGCCCCTGTCCCCGCCGGATATCGAAAGGTTGAAATCCGCACGATTCAGGAAGCTGATCGCGTCAGTCGAGAAGTCAACCGCCGCGAGGATGAGACCCTTAGGTCAGTTCAACAGCAATCAGACGCGAGCCGCCAAGCGGCTCGATCGCGTAACCAAGCGTTCATGAACAACATGAAGGAGCGGATGTCACCTAAGGGCAGGCAGTTCCTGGACCAAGCACGAGAGTACCAGGCCATGAAGGACAAGGAGCGCGAGCAGTCCAGGCCTCGTGGTACCAACTTCCACATGGACGTGTTTGCCTACGACTCCAGCAATCGCGAGCAGTACAGGGACGAAAGGACCGGATGGCGGGGACGAAAGGGCTAACGTGACAATCGCGCAACTTGTCCACGAATTACAGCAGCTCGATCAGGGCAAGGAGATCCTGGCTAAGTTTAGCGGCACATGGTACGAGGTTAACCTGACCTTTGCGCCATGTGCGAACTGGCCAGAGTACTTTGTGCAAGTGGAAGCGCTGAGCCCTAAGACACATGAAGGCTACTAACACTACTAGCGTCTACCGCCTGGCCTTCCCCTCCACGCGCAAGGAGGTCGAGTCCGAGTATCCCAGCATGTCCGCCAAGGCCAAGCGGCTGCTGACCGCCCTGCGCGTCAAACGTCAACGTCGCGAATCTGCTCCGCAAGGTGTAGACTACAAGCATGCCTAACTACGGCGGCTCCTCCGATTGGCGCATTCCGCCACAGTACAACTACAAGGGCGAACTAACCTCCTCGGACACCAAAATCAGCTGGCTTAGGGAGGTCCTCGGTGAAGCTGAGAATTATCAACGCACCCAGCGTTCCTACATTGACATGGATCGTGCTCTTGACGTTGTGGCGGGCGTTAGTGCTGCTGATACACGCCAGGCGCGCACCCTCTCTGGCGTTCGTGTCAATCGTGCGAAGCGTAATGTACGGGAACTTGTCGCGACACTTAGCAATCTCCGCCCCATGTGGGGCTACAAAAACGACAATCACGCCTACGATCGCCAAGCCCTGATCCTCAACAAAATGGTGAACGCCTGGTGGCTGAACACCTTTGCTGACCGCGCCATTCGCAAAGCCCTCCAGTACACCTTTGTCATGGGCTCGGGCTATGTGTCGCCAGTCTGGCGCCGGGACTTCTGGGCCACCGGCCGTGGCGACATTCACCTCAACGTCTACGGCCCGCGCGACGTGCTGTTCGTTCAGATGCCGGCTGATCACAACTTCCAGGGCGCCTACGCCGTTTCTATCCGCATCCGCACTCCTATCCACATAGCCCACATGATGTGGCCGGACCAGGCCGACAAGCTCAAGCCGACCTACATGGCCTCCGGGTCCCTGAAGCGTGGCATGGGACGGGTCAGCGGATTTGTCACCCCTATCCTCCGGCGCTTCGGCTTGGGCAACGCGCGCAAGGAAGAAGACGACACGCCCTTCCCGATGGTAGACATCTATCACACTTACGTCATGGACGCCTCGATCAACACCGGCCCCGATCCGATGGTCATGGGCGACCCTGGCACTAACTGGTCTTACACCGTCCCGGTCCTCAACTCCGATATCCCGACCGGCATGCGCGACTCCCAAGGCAACCAGACCTTTCGTAAGGCCAACCGCGCGGATGCCATGCTCTATCCCAACCGCCGGCTATTCATCGCCTCCCCGGACAACAACGTCGAGCTTGGTGATGGCCCCTCGCCCTGGTGGATCAACGGTGTTCCTCTCGTCCAGTTCAACATCGACGACTGGCCATGGGAAGTGAACGGCTACTCGGCCATGCGCGACATGGCTCCTATTCAAAGCTCGAACAACGGCCTGATGCGCGCGATTGACGACGCGGCCAACGCCCGCCTGCGCCCCAACGTCTTCTACGACATGGACGTATTGGCCAAGACCCTGATGGACGACTTCGACTTCCGCCAAGGCGGCCAGTCCATCCCGGTCAAGATGCAGATGATCGAGACTCCGATCAAAACTGTCCTTGACCCTCGCCACTACGAGGTCCCGGCCTACATTATCGAGTGGATCAAGCAACAAGAGATTCGCATGGACCATGTGGCCGGCGTGCCTGACCTCTCCGCCATCGCCCGCGCCAAGCAGATCCCCACCTCCGAAACCTTCGACAAGGTGATGGAGATGGCCGGGCCACTCGTTACAGACATGGGCCGGAACATGGAGTCCTCACTTTCACAACTCGGCCAGATGTGGGCGGCGCTGTTCTTCCAGTTCATGGCGATCACTCCACGCACGATCCAGGTCCTCGGCCAGGACGGAGTGACCGAAGAGAGCTTCGACTACGAGCCTGGCAACATGCTCCCATCGCACATGCCTGGCGAGGACGCCAATGTCAGCTCTCCTACTCCCTTGCTCGACCGCGCGAAGTGGTTCATGCAGAACTTTATCTTCCATGTGACTCCTGGCTCCTTGCACCAAATCACCCAGATGTCCAAGAAGATGATGAACCTCCAGTTATTCCGCGCCTCGGGCATGCCGTTCCCGATGGACCCGTGGACCTTGGCCGAGTCGATGGATATGAACATTGGGCCTACTCCCCCCGGCGCGACCAACCAGTTCCAGCGTTGGGTAGCGTGGATGAAGACCGTTCAGGAGTTGATGCCGCAGAAGCAAGGACAGAAGGGGCGGCCACCGTCAGGTAACCAACCTCCGCACCTACAACAGAAGGGCGGCGCGGGCGGAAGACAGACGGTAGCGGAGTCCAAATGATCGGCGAGTGCTATTGTATCCGCTGTCACTCACGCATGGACTGTATAGCTATCAGCAATGGCTGTCCAATTGGTTGGGCTTGCGCTCATTGCTCGCTGATCTGGCAACTCGACGCAGGTTGGAACCGCTTTACCTCGCGTCATGATCCTGAACTCCTGAATCCGCGCTATGCCTGACGACTCCTCACTCCCACCGCTCTCTCCCTCGTTGGCTATGTTGATCAACAAGCTCCGCGGCCAACCTGAGAACTATGAAGGCTACGCGCAGTCCCGCCTTGGTCGCACGCCCATGATCTACGCGCGAACCCCTCAACAGTTCGAGGAGCTGGACAATCCCCTGCACAATCCACTCCGCCACGACTACGGCGCGACCTTCATGAACCGCGGGGACCTTGGCGCAGCTAACGTCAGCTCTCTCCATGATCCCGTCGCTGCTCTACTCTCCCAAGGCCAACCAGTATCGGTGATCCGACCTCCTGAGCAAGCGGTCAGCGGCCCAGGTGGCTCTCCTGGCACCGAACCCGGCGTTTCCTTACATGAAGCTGTTCACGCCTATACCAAAGGCCTGCCTCTCGACGCTCTCTATCAGCAGCTCCCCGATCCCCTGCGCAACAAAATGACCCAGGCGATCGCCAAAGCCGGCTACTCCCCCGTCAACATCCCCGGCGAAGTTGCTTCACGTCTCGTGGCGGGCCAGTTTGGCTCATTGGGGCTGACCCAAGACGAAGGCATGGCAGCCCGTCAGCAATATCTTGCCAGCATGCAGAAGGTGGCGCCCAAACAGGCTACTCGTCTCCAGATGTACACCCGTGGGCGCCAACCTGTCACCGCGCTGGACGAACATGGCATCAGTCGCTCCACGCAGGAATAATCCCGCTTGACATTTGACATCCCGCCTTAACCGCTGTACTATCAACTCGACGTGTGCCAGCTCCGGCAAGGTCTGGCTAGGTATTTGAAAAGTTGTGACATGTACTTCCGGTACCGATAGCTTGGTAGCACAAACAACCTGGGTGGTCGGGGAAAGGAGTTCACTATGCTTACTGGCATCAGCAAGTACGACACGGCTGAACGCAAGCGCGGCCGTCACAAAAAGCGGTAACAGGTGGCACGTCGAGGTAAAGCGCGTCCTCCCCGTCGCAAGCGAGGGCGGTACTGAGCTAGGCCATTGTTAGATTGCCGGAGCTGGCCAGCCAAACTTATGAAGAAAATGCGTGGCGGTAAAGGCAAGGGTCACATGAAGACCGGCGGCAAGGTTCGCACGCCCTTCATGAAGCGGATCACTGGAGGCAAGGGGCGCTAGTCCAATGGGTGGTGTAGCAACTCCCTTCAGCGGCGGCTTCGTTCCTCCTGGCGCTCCAGGCTCCCCTGAAGCTGGTGGCGGCCCAGTCCCCCCTCAACCCGCTCCTGGCCAGCCTCCCGGCATGGACGCCCTACTCGGCCAGTCTGGTCAGCAGGGCCAGCCCTCCAACCAAGACCCTCAAGGCGTGCTCCGCGCCAAAATGATGCGGTATCGCGAAGTCGAGCAGCTCATAACAGCGCTCGCCGCAGCCGAGGGCTCCGACGTGGGTCCTGAGGTCAAGGAGATCAAGAATCTCCTGCGCAAAATGATGCAGAAGGCGGTTTCGAGGCCGGGTGCGGTGCCTGAGCCTCCCGCTCCACAGAGTTTAGGATGACAATCTTTATCGAGCAAGGCAGTGGGAATGCGGAAGTCCGCAACAGCTCCACCTTGCACCATTCCACAATCTCCAGCCCCACCGGAGAACGGAGCCAACTAAGTGCCACAGACTAACCAAGACGACTTCACGCTGGACCAGTGGCTGTCAGACATTTCCGCTGACGGTTCGCTATCCAAGGAGGAGATCCAATCCCTGAGTACAATCCTGGGGAAGGACAAAGTTTCGAGCAAATTCAAGAACCAGGTCCTGATGCAGCGGGATTACTCCCGCAAAACTCAGGAGCTAGCCAGTCAACGCGCCCAAGTCGAGCAGGATGTAAACGAGATCCTGGCCGAACGCGCTGACCTGGCCAAGTGGAAGCAAGGAGTGGACGGCCAGCTACAGAAAGCCTATAGCGACCTTGACTCCGAGCGGACCACGACCGCGCAGTTTCGTGCACGTATGCAGACGATCTCGGATCAAACCGGCATCGACGTAGCGGAACTGATGAAGGGACTGCCGGCAGCCAGGGCAGCCTCATCCGAAGCAGTCATCGCCGCCAATAGTGGCGGAGGTGGTGGTAACGGCGGTAATGGAGGTGGTTCTACGTTTGACCCAAGCAAAGTCGTTTCCCGCGAGGACTTCAATCGAGTTGTGCAAGCTAACCCGCTACTCCAGGCCGAGATGTTTGATCTTGCGACCGAGCATCAGGAACTATTCGGCAAGCCGCTCAAGCTGGAGTATACCGACCAACGCGGTAATCGGTTCGTGGGCATGCGGGCACTGGTTGCAAAGGCATCGGAGTTCAATCAGCGAAACCCCGGCAAGACCATGAGTCTTCGCGAAACCTGGGAAACTGATTTCAAAGTCCCTGAGAAACGTCAGGAACTGCTCCGCGAGTCCATCCGCTCTGAGGAGCGTGGGAAACTCGACGCCGAATACAAGACCAAACTCTCAAGTGAAATCCTCAATGGAACACCAGGGCGTGCGGCTCCTCTCGCCGACCAGCCGAAGTCAGTCCTGTTCGACAAGAAGCGCGATCAGCGCACGCCTGCCGAGCGGGACGCCGCAGCCGCAAATGGAGACAAGGGTCAACAGCAACAAACTGAGCCACCTCCCTCAAGCGCTGCTAATAGAGAGGAACGCTGGCAGAAGGCAGCCCATAGTTACGTGGACCGCCGCGCCGCCGGTATTCCCTTGGGGCAGGAAGCACCTGCCAAGTCTGGTGGACTATAGCCCGCAGTAGCTGAAGTCGCGCGAATAACCTAGTCGTATCAATGGACTCGTCGCAGATCACAGCCGCTTGCATTTAAGGGTGGCTACGTGTCCGACCCAATTCTTGACGAAATTAACCTGACGACGCTGAAGGAGATTTACCCTGACGCCGTAGAGGATAACTTCTTCCTCGACTCACCGTTCATGGCGCATCTCCGCCGCAAGTGCATGGTGCCCTTCACCGGAGGCGCATTCATGCAAACCGTGTTCATCTACGCTCCGCTGATTGGTGGTCCGTACGCTCGCGGCCAGAATTTCAACATCAACAAGCCGCAGACCTTGTCCGGCACTGAGTTCGATCCCAAGTACTACGAGGTCTCGGTGGTCGAGTACAAGGAAGACATCCAGGTCCTCAACAAGGGTGACCTGTCAGTCTTCCGGCTGATCGACATCGACATGCAGAATGGCGTACAAACCATCAGCGCCATCCTGGCCGTCGAACTAGCCTTGAGTGGCCAGACCGCCGGCCGCACGATCGACTTGAACGGATGGGTCGAAGCTATCAACGATGGCATCGTGCCCGGGTGGGACGGCAATATCGTCACCTCCTACGGCACTCAGGCCCGCAACGCCGCGATCGCCAAGACCCTCAACGGCAACGTGATCTGGGCAGGCAACTCGGACGGCACGGTTGCGCCGATAACCTATCAGCTCCTGGAGGAGTCCTACCAGACCGCCGCCGTAGGCGCTGACGAGCCCGACCTCGGCGTGACCAACAAGTCTGCGTACGCGGGAATCAAGGAGCGTATGCAACCTCAGCAAAGGTTCGCCCAGGAACGTGACCCCTATTGGGGCGCTTACGGGATGCGCATGAACAGTGCGATGATCCTGAAGGACGACTACTTCCCGTCGCTCAAGTACGGGCAGAATCAGGCCGGTATCGGCAACTGGCTCACCGGCACCGTTACCTCGCCCTCGTCGGCAACCAACCCTGGCAACTTCCCCAATGGCGGCACCCTGACCGTGGGCGAAGTCTTCGTGTGGTTCAACACCCGCAAGTTCCTGTTGCGTATGGCGGACGATCCTGAGTACGGCATGGGCTTCTCGGGCTTCGTTCCTGCTCAGGACAACACGCGCGTAGTCGGCCAGATCAAGTGCGCCATCAACCTGGAGTGTATTGCTCCCAGGCTCAACGCGCAAATCTACGGGATTGGAGGCTAAGGAGACTAACATGCCACGACACACTGAAATAGCTCACTTGTCCTCGCCGTACCTGGACAAGATCAACGACGCCTTCATCGGCTCAGGCTCGTCCACGGGCACCGGCGCCGATCCTTACCCAGGTCAACTGGGCGCTTTCATGGAGCTGACCGAGGCAGAAGCCAATGCCATGTCCTCAGCTCCCGCTACCCTCAAGTTTCACTCTGGCATCTATCAGTACGTCAAGTTCCTTTTGACTTCGACGGACACGGTAGCGGCCGGGCAGCTTGTCCTCTGGTCCGCGCCTGGCACTTACGTCGTCACGCCGGACGCTTCTGGCACTGGTGTCCTCGGCTACTGGGCCGGAGTGGCGCTCGCCGCCATCACCAAGGGCAACTACGGCTGGATTCAGGTAGCAGGCCGCGCCAACGTCCTGTTCAAGACCGGCCTGACTGCCGCCACTCCCGCTATCGGCGACGTCGTCATCGTGGACCAGTCGGCCTCAACTTCTGGCATCTTCGCCGATGATCCGACTCAGGCGACCTTCGCCACGACCTACACGCTGTTCAAGTCGATCCTTGGAGTAGCTGAAGCCGCGCCAATTAGCGCGACCAACTCGGTGGTCCAGCTATACCCACGGTTCTGGAACGAGTAAGCTGAAGGGAGACGACACATGAGCGTATCTCTTATCGGATTATTCGGTACTGGTGATCGAATGGAGAGCTTAATCAAGCTCACCGGGCCGTCCAGCTATACGCAAGTCACCGTAGGCACGCCGCCTGCTGGTCCAACCGGAGGTCAGATCGTTCCAGCCTCCGCGTTCGGCTTGAAGTACATCAACGAGTGCCACGGTTCGCTAGACGAGTCTGGCAAGTACTTCGTCATCCCATGCGTCGGCCCTGGCGCGGCTACTCAGGTCACCTTGATTTGGGTGATTGCGCATACGGGTGCTGAGGAGACAGGTACAACCAACCTGTCTACCTTCACGGCCAAACTTCGCGCTGTTGGGCGCTAGGCCGGGGAGGCTGATACGCCACTCGACCAACTAGCCGGGGAACTCATTGGTGAGTACCCCGGCCTCGACATCCTCGTGGCCCGGAATCATGTCCTCAAAGCCTGGCAGGACATCTGTGACGAGGGCTTGTGGTCCTGGCTTACCGCCGAGGCTCCCCTAGCCGTTCCTAACGTCGTCTTTGCAGGCACGGCCACAGTCACGCTTGGTTCCCCGGCCGTAGTCGGAGACGCTGCCGCTGCTGCTGCCTGGCTACCGCTCGCCTTTGCCAATCCTCCCTTGGCCTCACCAACCCTTGGGCAAGGCCGTCAATTCCGCGTGGGGCGCGCCGGTCCCATCTACAACATCATCGCCTTCGACGGTGTCAACACCCTGACCCTCGACCGCCCCTACGCCGAGGTCTCCGTCAGCACGCAGACCTACCAGATCTACCGCTCCTACTACGCCCCGCCCACTCCCGCCGCCACACCAAACGACTTCCTCCGCTACATGTCGATCACCAACATCTTCTTTGCCTACTCGATCACCGGCAAGTTCCTGACCTTCAATCAGGAGCAGCTCAACCGGATGGACCCGCAACGCGGAAGCCAAGGTGATGCCTACCTCCTCGGCTCCTACAAGACGAACCCCACGACCGGCACGCCAGTCCACGAACTCTGGCCCGGCCCCACCAATGGCAATCCCTACATCGCGATCTACCAGCGGCGCGGCGGCTACTCCAATCCCTTGACCATAACCGGCGTGATGCCCGCCGTGGACATCCCCGCTACCATCAGCCCGTCCCTGGTGATGACCCGCGCCAAGTACTGGTCCGCAGACTGGGCCATGAAGAACATCAACCGCCATCCGGACCTCAAAGGCGTGCCGTGGTTCCAGGTCAAGCAATCCGAGGAGAAGCAGTACCTGGCCGAAATGATCAAAGCCCGCCGTCAGGACATGGAGATCTTCAAGAACACCTGGATCATCCCCAAGGGCTCCTACCTGGGCTTCCCGGTCGATGCGGCCTTCATGCAATCACACGACGTGGATATAATGTACTCCGGCATGGGCTGGGACTAGAAAGGACACGAACAAATGAACTGGTTACAAGACGCTCTGGCGCTGATTCAGCTGGCGCCGCAGATCCTGCAGCTTATCCTGCAGGTTGAGACAATATTTGGCGCAGGTGGTGGAGCTGCTAAAAAGGCCGTCGTCACAGACGCAGTCGTGGCGTCCGGCGCGCCCGAGACGGTCACCGCCAAGGTTGGCAACATGATCGACCGCAACGTGGCAGCACTCAACACCGCAGGCAAACTCCTGCCGCACGCAGGTAAGTAGGAGTACTCGTGTGAGCCTGACTTCACTCATTAAAGGCAAGGTGATCCAGACGGTCGTGGACAAGGTAGCTCAGAGCGAACCTCGCACGACCGGCCTGGGCTTCGTGCTTTCCGGCATCGTGGCGGCCAACATCGATTACAACAAGCTCGTGCAAGGCGACCCGCAGCAGATCGGCAACTTGGTAGCGGCTGTTGTAGTTGCGCTGCTCGGCTGGTTTACCAATCACAGCAAGCTGACGGGAGGCGGGAATGGCCAAGCGCAAAAGCAGTAAGGGCAAAGGGAAGATCGAAACTACTCTTCACGAGTTCAAGCGCGGGACTCTGCATTCCGGCTCCAAGCGCGGTCCTAAAGTCCGCAATCGTAAACAGGCTGTGGCGATCGCACTTTCGCAGGCGCGCAAAGCCGGAGCTAGCATTCCTCAACGCAAGGGCAAGAGACGCTGATGTCAGCCCTGGGCGACTTCTATCCCTACTTTCTGGCTGCACTCTGCGTGTGGCGCGAGGGCCGTAATCAATCCCAGGACGCGCGGCGCGGAATCTGGTGGGTCCTGCAGAACCGTGTTGGCAAGCCCATGTTCCGTCCAACACTTGAGTCCGTGGTTCTCCAGCCCTGGCAGTTCTCCTCGTTCAACGCCACCGATCCGAACGCGACTAAGTTCCCTAATCCCCTTGTCCCTGTAGACTGGCAGGCGTGGCTGGAGATCCTGGCGATCGCCGAGTCTCCCGATACAGACCCAACTGGGGGCGCGATTTACTACGAGTCCTTCCCGATTGAGGACTTGGACGTGATTCGCGGCAAGGACTCCTGGTTCGCCAAGGACAAGCTGACCGTGCAGATTGACCAAGTGCGCTTTTATAGAGCATGATCTAAAGGAGGCTTAGATGTTTCCACCACGACAAAACATGGGAGGCGGCGGCGGGATGCCGGTTTCTCCTGTAGGCTCTCCAATGTCCATGGGTATGGGCATGGGCGCAGAGCGTCCTCAACGCCGAGTATCTGAACGCGGCGGCATGATGAACCCCATGCTGCCCTCCTACAAACGTGGCGGCAAGGTGAAGAAGACTGGGCCTGCCAAGCTCCACAAAGGCGAGCGGGTACTGACCAAACGTCAGGCAAAGAAGGGCAGAGCGAAAGAGAGGTAGCAAATGAAAAAAGAGCATTCGGAAAAAAAGGATGAAGATGCAGCCATCCATGCTGCTCTTGGGCCTAACGCAATACCTGGGTTTCATCCGCCAAAGGTGGGGCTTGGGCCGTATCAACGCATGATTGACGGCAAAGTAGTCCAGCTTGGCTATCCCGGCAACGGGGCGTTCAGGGGTTAAAGGAGACAACATGAAGACTAGTGGCAAGGCCAGCATCAACACCCCGTTTGAGAATCCTCTCCACGAGAAGGTTCCTTCATCGAACAGTGGCAACCCAGGCACCTTTGACAAGAACCGTACTCCAATCCTGTCCAAGCCCCACTCGATGGGCAAGGACACGATCAGCGAGAAGTTCTACGAGGGTGGCAAGGCGCTAGATCCCAACCCGGAGAAGTTCGAGACGCCGTTCAACAACACGCTCTACACGGCCGGCTCGAAGAAGCAAGGAATCTCTGGACTACACGCCAAGAAAGACTGAATGCCGCATGCCTTGGCGTGCTAGACTGGTCCTTCTGCCAATCCTGCTACTGGTGTGCCTGGCGCCGGTAGCCCAGGCCAATCAGCGCGCATTTGGCTGGTGCCAGCTCGGCGGGCAGCAAGTCCAGACCGTCGGCATTCTCTCCACCAACTTCTTCCTCCAGACCTTTAAGTCCTGCACGATCACTGTTTACAATACAGGAACCCTCACGCTCGCCACGATCTTCAGCGACAACAGCAACACTCCACTCGCCAATCCGTTCACTGCTACCTCAACTGGCTTCTGGTTCTTCTATGCCGGCTCGACTGCGCCCAACAACCGCTACGACGTGAGCCAGACCGGAGGTGGAATCACCGGCACGATCACTTACTCGGACATCGAGCTGACCGACTTGGGATCAGGCAGTGCAGTCGTCTCGCTAAACGGGCTCACTGGCGCGCTCACTATTGCCTCAGGTTCCAGTGGCACTGACTTTGGTGTGGCTCCATCAGGCGCCACGATCACGATCAACTGCCCCACAGCCTCCGCCACTGTGCGCGGCTGCTTGTCCTCCACCGACTGGTCTACGTTCAATGGTAAGGGCGCGGCGCTGACCTTTACTGCGCCCCTGGTCAACACCGCAGGCAATGTGGCGCTGACCTTCCCGTTCACTGTAGCGCAGGGTGGCACGAACGCGACAACCGTGCAGACGGCCTTCAATAATCTCAGCCCCTTGACCACCAAAGGCGACAAGCTCGGCTTCAACGGTACCAACAACGTCCGGGTCGCCGTGGGATCAGACGGCAAGATCATGACGGCCAACTCCTCAGCAGGTGTGGGATGGGACTGGGAGACCTGTGCCTTGTGCTCCGCTACACTTCCCTTGACCGTGGCCAATGGAGGTACCAATCAGACTGGTGGGACCTCAGGCGGCGTTGAATGCTGGACCAGCTCCACAGTCCTTGCGTCCTCCTCGCTTCTTGGCATTGGCAATCCCGTTATCGGAGGCGGTGCAGGCGCATGCCCCGGCACCTCAGGCGTGTTCTCCACCTATAACGGCCAGACGCTTGCCGGGCAGGGAATGCCCGCCATCCTTGCGGCACCTACCTTGGCCACAACACAAGCTGCGACCGTAGGTCCCACGAACGCCGTAGCCAGCGCACCCGCAGGAACATACGAGCTATGTTATTACGCCGTCATTACCCAAGCCGCGACCTCCTCCTCTAGTCTCACTCCCAAGTTCTCATGGAACGATGGTACGGCGCGCTCAACAGCCAATCTGAACACGACCAGCGTTCCCAACTTTCAGGCTGACGCCTCCAATAACGCAGGTGATGTGTTGACTGGCTGTATCATGGTCTACTCGGCTGCGTCTCAGAACATCACCTACACTTTCACTTATGCCTCCACGGGCGGCACGCCGATGCAGTATAGTTACACAGTGACCGCCAAGCGGATTGGAAGCTCGTAGCGTGTGCCTTACACCGCGCCTAGTCTCGTCCAGCTCGTCAATGTCCTCGCCGCGCGTTTACAAGACCCCACCTTTGTCTTCTGGACTAAGCCCGAACTCATCGTCTACATCCAGGAGTCCTTGCGCACCTGGAATATCATGGCCGCCTGGTATCGCGACCGCATGGTCTTCAATACCACTTCCGCGACTCCCTTCTACGATCTCGGTTCCGTATCCGGTTCGCTTATTCCCCGCACGGTAACTGATCAGTCGCTATTCCAAGCGATCGAGTCGCATTTGCTGGAGCCTGTGACCCCGGGCACCTGGACCGGATCTGAACAATTCAACGCGCAGGACCTGACCACTGCTCTTCAACAACGCCGTGACCAGTTTCTTCTCGAGACCGGCTGCGTTCTCACGCACTCCACTACCTCAACTGGCCTGCCTGCCACCGGACGCATTGGCCTTTCTACCTCCGTGATCGACGTGCGCCGGATGGCCTTCTTCGACGCTTCCGGCCTGTTCACCTTGCTATGGCGCGTGGACGAGAATCAGCTCTTTGCCTACTCGCAAGGCTGGTCTAACAACCCCGGACCCGTGCAGGCCTACTCGGTCGTTGCCACGCCTCCTGTGGCCGTGCAGCTTGCGCCAATCCCGTCAGTATCCGGTACCCTGGACCTAGTGACCGTGAACTCCGGCGTGGCACTCAATCCAACTGGCGGCGGTACGGTGCTGGGCGTACCGGACGATCTGGCATGGGTCGTCAAGTGGGGCGCCCTATGCGACCTCCTGACCAAAGACGGCCCGCCTAGCGACCCCTTCCGCGCCAAGTATTGTGAAGCACGCTGGCGTGAGGGCGTGGAGTTAGCCCGCCTGACCGCGACGATCATGTTCGCCTATCTCGATGGCGTCCAGGTCTCGCCGGTCAGCTTCTTTGACCTCGACTGCGATCCCAGTCACGCGACCAACTGGCAGAACGACGGCCCTGGCACTCCGGGCACCTTGGCTATGGGAGGCATGAACCTGATCGCCTTAGACCCTCCGCCCAACTCCTCGCCTCACTCCGTCCAGCTCGACGTGCTGCGCAACTTTCCTGTGCCTGTAGCTGACAGTGATATCGTACAGGTCGGCCAGGAGCAGCTTGACGTGATCACCGACTACTCCGAGCACTTGGCTAGCTTCAAGATGTCCGGCGCGGAGTTCATGGCGACCATGCCCAGTTACCAGCGAATGGTACGATTGGCCAAGCAGCAGAACCTGAGGTGGCGCGCCGTATCCAAGCAGTCCGGTGACAACATGAACAAGAGCAAGCGGGACTTCAGCGAAGTGAGGCGGCGTGACCGGCCTGAGCCTGAGCCTGTCGGGTCCGAGATGGAAGGTGGAGTGTGAACCGCTGGGTAGACTACGGCACTGAGCATATTCTAACCAACGACTCAGGTGCAGTCCTCGCCCGGGTGACCAAGCGCGGCTGCTGCTGGTATGCGTCCCTCGGCTACGAACCGGTGTCCAGCGGCCGTTTCAAAGGCCTGGGGGATGCCAAGCGTGTGGCTGAGAAACTAGTGGAAGGTTCCAAGGAGTTCGTGCGTGGGCATTGACGTACCAAAGTGGGAGCGAGATCCTCACAAATTTGTCTGCAAGGGCATGAACCTTAGTGTCCCCGTCGATCTCCTACCTCCCAACAAATACCGCGCCCTGGAAAACACCCGTCCCTACGGCGAAGGCCAGATCATCGGGCGTCCCGGTCTGATCCCCGCGTCCACCTTCAAAGTCAGCTCGATCCACTCGATAGCGCTCCTCAACGATCCGATCCCCTCACCCAATCAGTTCCCTGGTGCCTTCAACCAGTTTTGCCTGTACATCGGCGACGGTACCGAGCTCCGTCGCGGCATCCCCCCTGGCCCTGGCGGCATTCCCTCGCTCAACCACCTGGTTGACACTGGCTTTAGCGGCAACCCTCTTGGTCTCGTGATCGTCAAGCCCCTGTTCTCCATTCGTCCGTGGATCTACGTAGCGGACACTGCCAAGATGCGCTCCCAGTCCTCGGCGTTCCAGGTCGCCCAAAGCTGGGGAGTCTCGCCGCCCAACGACCCCCCTACCGCCGCGCTCGCCGGCGCCAACACCAACGGCCCAGACATCGGCACGACCGGCGTTCCTTACGTCTACTGTTACCGCGGCCGCAAGTCCAACGACCTCCAAACCGGCGCGGTAGGCAACGCAGGTCCGTCGATCCGCAACCTGGACGCCTCGGGCAACCCGGCCGGGATCAGCGCACACCAACAAAACATCAGGGTCACGATCGTCACCGCCCACCCGGACCCCTCGGTTAGGATCCTGGACATCTTTCGCTTCGGTGGCAACCTGACCCAGTGGACCTATGTCGGCTCGGTGGACAACAACGCCGGTGCTTCCATGTTAGACACCCTGAGTGATGCGGTCCTCGCGGGCAATCCCTTGTTGGACTTCACCAAATTCCAGCCCTTCCCGACCTTCGATCAACCACGCACGGGCACCTGCTCGATCGCAGCCCAGGCAGGAGGTGGCGGCATTGTCACGACTACTAGCGGCGCGGCGCTCCTGTTCTACGATCCCACCAACCTGGACAAGCCCTACTACGGTGCTGGCAATCAGATCATCATCAACGGGCAGGCGTTCACCTTCTACCGCGCGCCGACCTCCGCAACTCAAGTCGAGGTAGTGGAGACTCCCAACAGCCCAGGCTCAGGCAACTTTACCCTGCCGAGTCCTGAGATCTGGCATCAGCCTCTCCCATTTGTCTGGGGTCCATTCGGCGGAGGCTTTGCCGGGACCTTCGTCTTCGCGTGTGGCGATCAGAACGACTTGGGCTCCTTGAAGTGGACCAACGGCAACGACGTAGACTCCGCTAATGACGCCAACCGTCTAGTGATCACCTCTCCTAGCGAGCCCTTACAAAACGGCTGCATGTACGGTGGCACCGGGTGGGTGTTCAGCTCCGAGCGCCTGTTCACCATCTATCCGACCTTTGGGCAGGCGACTGACTTCATCGCAATCGAAGTCCCCAACTCCAAAGGGCTGTTCATGCGATGGTGCTTGTGCGTAGGCAAGAAAGGTGTCTACTTCCGCGCTCGTGACGGAATCTACCGGACAACCGGCGGCGAGCCAGAGTCAGTGACCGATCCTGACCTCTACTCGATCTTCCCGCACGAGTCCTCGACCTCTAGCTTTGTGGCAGACGGTCAGGCTATCTCACCCAATGGATTCGGTGGCTCCTTCTCTCCGCCCGACGACACCAAGGAAACAGATCAACGCCTGGACTACGCAGACGGCTTTGTTTACTACACCTACGTCGATCAAGCTGGCGCTAAGCGCACCTTAGTCATGGAGGAAGACACAGGAGGCTGGGTCTCTCGCGACACCTACTCCCCGCCGATGAACCGTGTGTACGAATATGTAGGCGGTGACGACTATGCCAACTCCACGCCCATTCATCAAGTGGTCCTGTGTGGTACCGATGGTAACCTCTACCAGTTCAGTCCCAACACGAGTGATAACGGTACGCCTATTGCTGGTCGCATTCGCACGGCGGCGCGCGATCAAAAGGACCCGCGCCCACGCAAGCTCTACGGCGACATTTACCTCGACCTCGATACGGAATGCGAGACTCTGGATGTTACTGCAGGGTTCGACAACTTCACCTTCTTCTCCGTCCTCACCTTAAGCGGCACCAACCTGACCGGACGCCACCCGCTGATCATGGACATCGCCTCAGGCCTTGGTCAGTACGCGACCAACGTTGGCTTGGAGCTTGACTGGACCACTTCAGGCTCACGTCTAGCCTTCTACTTCTGGGAGCCGTCTTTTCTTCCGCGCCCCGAAGTCACGGTCCTGCGCGCGACCGACTGGACCGACGACGGCAGGCCAGGTAGCAAATTCTTCCAAGGGATGGTGATTCATGGAGACTCGCTCTCGACGGTGCGTACGCTCAACGTCCAGCTTGACGGTGGGGGCGTGGCGGTCGCTGCCCTCAACTTTGCCGCTTCCAATCAACAGGAGCTTGTTTATTCATTCAATCCCCCATTCGTTAGCAAGCTCGTCCGTCTTGTACCGACAGATTCAAACCAATGGCGCACCTACAAAATCCGCTGGATCTGGGAGCCCGCCCCGGACCTGGCTACCAACTGGATCACTCAAGGTACTACGCTAGACTTCGAGGAGTTCTTTCACCACCGCGACGGGTACTTCAGCCTGATCGCCAGCGCTCCTGTGAACTTCAACGTGTTGCGATTGGATGACGGGACGAACTTCGTGTACGTGATCCCCCCAACCACGGCCGGTGCGCTGTTCCAGCAGAAGCAATATCTGGTCCTCCAGGCGATGAAAGCCAAGCAGGTTCAGTACTCCCTTACCTCCCCTAGCGGCTTCAGGCTGTTCGTGAAGGACACCGCTCTTAGGGTAGGAGGCTGGGGTAGGAGCAAACCCTACCGTGTAGTGCAGCCGTTTGGTGATGTCAGCCGAGAGAGAGGAGCGATCATTTGAGCGTCTTGCAATGCGACAGTTTTGACGGTTACGTCTCAAGCGAACTCGGCCTCTACTGGTCCGACCAAGCCATCTTTGGCGCAGCAAGCATTGGCACTCCGGCGCGCACAGGCGTAGGTGCCATGCGTCCCAGCCCTGGAGGCGTAGCGCGCAACACCGGCACGCTCCTATTCGACGCGATTGTAGGTGCTGCCTTCATGACCAGCGGCTCTGGCGGCCCGATCTTCGCTTTTACACAAGGCATCGGTAGCTCCGGCCTTGCGAACTCTGTAGTCCAGTGCCAACTTGTAATGCTGGCTGACGGCACAGTCGGAGTGCAACAGCGTGCGAATGGCGCAATCCTCGCGACCTCCGATTCCTCAGGTGCAGTCCTTCAATCTAATGTTTACAGCTATGTCGAGTGGCTAACCAGTTTCGCGGCAGGTGGCGGGTTGAACCAAGTTTACATTAACGGGCAGCTCGTCCTCAGTGCCGTCGTGGATACGAATGGCGCGCCGCTGCCCGGCGCAAACACAGTCTGGCTCTTGGGTGCAGGTGGCGGTGCGGCTAACTTCTTCGATGACTACTACCTTGTAAACCCGGATGACGGCACTGACCTGACAACCTTTGCCGGAGACTCCTCGGTGATCTGTGCTATTTCGAGCGCTAATGGAGATACCAACGAGTGGACGCCAACACCTGCAACTAATCAGAACTGGCAGAATGTGCATCAAATTCCGTCAAGCAGCGGACTGCTTTACAATCGCTCCAATGGCATCAATACTGTAGATGACTACGAAGTCTCTCCGCCGCTGGCACTAACTGACAAAATACTCGCCGTACAGTTAATGCACAGGTCATTCGCCGAGGAATCTGGAGACTTGGCGGAACCCTTCCTGAATATTCAGGGGACGTCTTACAATGACAATGCGCACCTATATGAACCGAGCACGGCAGCGTACACTCCGACGTTTTTCATCTACGAACGTAATCCAGTTTCGTCTGGCGGGCTAAGTCCATGGACCGGGGTAGCATTCAACGGAACCAACTGGGGTATAGGGCAGATTGGCCATCCGGTGACATTTGCCGTGCGGCTGTCCTCAGTACACAACGTGAACCAAGGAAATGTCACAGGTGTATTGACACCTTAAGAGGAAGTAAGACATGGAGATGAATGCACACGTCCACGTGAGAGCCAAACTCGAAGTGCGGCTATTCAACAAGCATGGGGAGCTAATTCGTGACTTCGGTGTAGTGTCTGAGGATGCGCCAGTATCCGCACCAAGCCGTAAGGCAGAGATCGTAGGCTACATGCTACTCCTGCTTGCAATTGCCGGGCTGTATCACTTCGGCGGCTTACTCACGGCTTGCCTACTAATATTTGGTTTAGTGACAAATGTTGGGGTCAATTACGAAGCAGCGGCGTTTTCAAATGCAGGCCCGCCAGTTTCCGGTTTGAACTTCCATGACTCCGGTACTGGCGCAACACCTGCGGCCATAACAGACACGGCATTAGTGAGCCCGGCAGGTGGCCCGCGCGTGAATGGAACGCAATCTTCATCAACTAACACATATCAAACAATCGGTACTATATCATACGGCAGCGTGTTGGTCATTGCGGAGTGGGGACTGTTCAGCGCGTCCTCGGGAGGGACTCTGTGGGATCGCCGCGTGTTTGGGCCTATTGTCACAGATCCTGGCGATAAGATTGAGTTCACGTATACGTGTCTCTTTGCTTCTGGGGGCATCTAGGATGGCGCTCATCTTCTGCGACAGCTTTGACCACTATAACAATTCCTTCGTGCAGTCCAAGTGGACCTCGATCTTCAATTTCGGCACCACCAACCAGGGCCTGCAGATCGACAACACACACGCCCGAACCGGCATCCAGTGCGGAGCGTTCACCGGTAACGGAGCGTTCAAGACCATCAAGAACTCCAGCTTTTGGACGGTCGGCGCGGCGTTCAACTGGCAGCAGTACGGTGGTGGCGTGGCGATCAATCATGTCGCGACGGCGCAAGTCCTGTGGCAGCTCCAAGGCGACGGCACGATCGCAGTCATCGGCGGACCGGCGGGTTTCAATCCAGGCTCTGTCCTCGGGCGTACTGATCCTGGTGTCGCTATTACCCTTGGTCGCTATTACTACGTGGAGATGCAGGCCTCGATCAATCAATCCTCCGGCTCGGTGGTCATGCGCATCAACGGCCAGGTCGTGCTGAGCCTATCTGGTGTGAACACTTCGCCTAGTGGCGACAACGTCGCGGACGTGATGCAGGTGATCGGCCCTGGTGGTTCAGCCTTCGTGTTCGTGGACGACCTGTACGTCACTGACAACTCCGGCTCAGCCAACCAGAGCTTCCTTGGCGACGTACAAATTGGTGTCATCATGCCTGCCGCAGTGGGTGACTTCTCGCAGTGGACCCCAGTTGGCGGCTCCACGAACTATCTGATGGTCAACGAAATCCCGCCAGACGGAGACGCGACCTACGTCGAGGCTGTCATGCCATCATCTGGACCTGCGCCGATCGACACTTATTTCTTCCAGACTGTCAATCCCAACTTGGTAATCCTGGCGATCCAAACTAACATCATGGCGAGGAAGGATGACGTGGGGAACCGGGCGCTGTCGTTGGTCACACGGTTTGGCGGGGCGAACAACGTAGCCAACGCATCGGGCAAGTTCGTCAACGAGACCTACCTGGACTACCTGAATCAGCAGGACGTGAACCCGTTGACGACCTTGCAGTGGACGCCTGCCACGTTGAATCTGGCTCAATTCGGCTACCAGTTGATCGCATGATCCGCATTACCCAACTCCGCACTGAGACCCTCCGCCAGGGAGGCAACGCGCAGCATGCCCGCGTGACCCAACTCGCCTTGGAGATCGCGGCGTCCAAAGCCTCCAGCGCCCAGCCCAAGATGCGCGTCACCCAGATCGCCATCGAGTTTCCGTTTACTGGCACTCCGGCGCCGCCCGGTCCGCCTCCGCCTCCACCCCCCACGCAAGGCGACACGCCGCCACCCCAATGCGAACCTGCGCCAACTCAGGAATGCACGACCCAGCCTGACATCCAAACCACTACCGGCCTTTGTGAACTCCAAGGCAGTTGACAACAGGCCAAATAGCCTACATACTGCTGGTTGAGACCGTTGGGCACGGTTTCTCTCTCACCTGATGAACGGGCGGGGGGTCCATCCTTCTGGCCTCCCGCTCTGGCGCATCTCCTGTCTAGCCCTTCCAATCCCGCGCAAAGTGTGAAATAATCCCTATCGATGGAAGCGAGACCTCCCGAACGTGTCGCCACATTATCGGCCAAGGTTCTGCGTCCTGATGGCACGGTCGAGCGGGACTTGGGCATTATCTCCCATGCTCCAGTTCCGTTCACCGCGCAGGAGTCCAGGCGATACCTACGACGCTGGCGCATTCTAGGTTGGATTGGCCTGATCGTCGCGTTTGGGCTCGTAGGCGCGCTGGCAGGCTTGCTCAAAGTCCTGTTCTTCTCCCTGCTTATATTCAGCATCGTGACAAACGCGGGCGTGGCGTTCGAGGCCGCAACCTTCGCCGGAGGCACCTCCACTTCGGCGTTCAACTTCCACGACTCAGGCACTGGGACGAACGCCGCAGCCGTTACGGATACCGTGCTTCAGACGCCCTCGGGTGGTGCAAGGGTGTCCGGTGTCCAAACCACGCCCGGCTCGACTAACGTCTATCAAACCGTAGCGACCATCAGCTATACCTCATCCCTAGCGATCACCGAGTGGGGGCTGTTCAGCGCGTCCTCGTCAGGCACGCTCTGGGACCGGAGAGT